TGGCTCTTCGGCGACGGCTTCGGCAAGTGCCTGCTGTCCAGCGAAGTAGGTATTGAATACCTTTGTCTCATGTGTAAAGGTGATTGACGCACCTGATGTAACACCAGCAGATGTAACTGCGGTATCAAGTGTGACGTTTGTACCTGAGATAGATACAACCTGTGAACCAGTAGCGATACCTGTGCCTGCTACAGTGTCAGATACCAAGATACCTGATGTAGAAGTGACAGCAATAACGACAGCACCTGATGCAGCAGCAGCAGTTGTTGTGGTTGTTGATGTTGACTTAGCAGCACCTGAGAAGTCATTGAAAAGACGTGGTGATTCAACATAGAATGCACCTTCGTATGTTCCAATTTCGCCTGCCCAGATAGCATCGTTGCTCTGGTATTCGTGTGGCTGACGCCATGATCCTACGCCTGTCTCAGCACGGAGATCGTGTGAAACTTCTGGGTGGATACCTGCCCAGTAAAGTGAACCCTTACGTGGGATAGCCTTGTTAGCACGCAACTTAGCAGTTGTCTTACGAGCAAGTGCTGAGGTGAATGTGTCTGAAGATGTGATGCCTGCAGTAGATGTGTAGTTACCAGCACGGAGAACGTTCTGTCCTGTGCGGAGTACGTTCTGTGCAACGTCATCGATTGAGTCTGCCATGTTGAACGCAATGATGTTAGCAACGGCTGGATCTACGTCAGCAAGGCTGAAGAGTTCGAGAGCGCGTGTAACGAGTACTGCGTTACCATACTCAGCAAGAGTAATGGTGGTGTATGTTGGTGTAGCAAGTGCTACAGCATCTGGATCAGTCTGCTCTGTGAGAGTAGTTGTCTGCTTGGTCAAGTCAACGTAACGCTGCAAGACTACAGATGAGCCAGGAATGCTCTGACGGGCTGGGGTCTTATCTGCTACGGAGCGGATAAGTGGTTGTGCACGGAGTGCGAACTCGATAAGACGATCATACGCCTTCTGTACGAGACCAGCACCACCTACTGTACCTCCAAGCGAGTTGGAGCCAGTGGTTGTATATGCATTAGCCATTTATTGCACCTCCTTATGAGGGGTTAGTATCGGTTGGTTTAAAAGTTACCCGACTGAATCATTGCGATAATCTCTTCGGCTGATGTAGCCTCATTGAGACGCATCGCTGCATCTTCAGAACGGTCAGGCGTAAGCGCCTGCTGTGTTACTACATCCTGCTGGCGTAGTGCCGCACGATCTAGTGTTTGTTCAGGCTGTGCCTGCTGTACATCTAAGCCAAAGATCTCAGCATTATCATCGAGCCAGTTTGCAACTGACTCCTCGTTAATGTCTTGAAGATCGTTGACGATCAGACGTGCAGCCTTTGGGCTTACACCTTTTGTTTCTAGGACTTTCTTGATTACCGACTCTCGTTGCGCTTTAGAGAATCCTTCAAGTTGTTCAGACAATTCTTTGATACGCTTCTCATCTGCACGCTTGGCTTTACGCAACTGCTTAATTAAGTCGTTGCCTTCCAAGTTCTGCTGAGGTGTATCCATATCGTCTTCATCTTCGTCCCAGTAATTGTTGCTCATAGCAACCGTCCTCCCATATATCGTTAGTTGATTTCGCAGACCGCATACCTAAATCGGGGAACTTAGGATGGCTTCTACTACCAGACTGTTACACCGTGTGGGGCTGGCTGGTCCACATCGGGAATCTATTTAGAACTTACCTTGTACTGTTCTTGCACTAGCAAGGTTTCCTGCCATTGGATTAACTCCAGAGTCGGCAGAGAACGAGGCACGTTCTAGTGATGCAAGACGCTTGCGCGTTGCTGCTGCATCATTGCTTTGAAGTAAGTATTCATTCTCAGCAGTAGTCTGGTCATACTTAATGCCAGACTGATTATAGATATTGCTGAGTGTTGTACCACGACCAGTTGCTTCAGCAGCATTCTGATACATACCAGCCACGTTACCAAGGCTGCCGTATCCACCCATCTGCTGGGCTAGGTAGTTAGCACGTGTAGCATCAACAGATAGTCCCTGCTCTGTGGCTGCTGTGCCTACTTGTGCTGCAGCAATTTGCTGCTTCAACTTAGGTAGTGTCTCATCAGGAGCAAGTGCGTAAGCAACTAAGTCGCTAGTAGTAAGCGTGCCATAGTAAGTCTTAAAGGTTTGCATTACCTGCGGGTCAGCGTTAATAACGCTATCGCTTGCAACCTTAATACGGTTAGCAAACTCTGTTTGATCTAGATCATTGCCGATGTAATTAGCAAACATCTTTTCATTTGCAGAACGATCAGTGCTAAGCATGTTGCCTAAGCCGTAAGACTTTAATGTATTAGCATATGAATCTTCAGCCGCAAGGTATGCGCCTTCAGTCATAACGTTAAGACCTTTTGCTACACGCGCAGCATTACCAGCAAAGCGAGCAGCATAGTCTGCATTCCAAGCCTTACCTGTTGCTGGGTTAATGCTAGTATCGTACTTAATTTTATTAAGTGCGCTGGCTGCCGTCTCACCTTTAACTGCTAGTGATGTGTATACATCAGCAAGAGAACCAAGTCCCCATTGACGTAACTGATCTGCCATCTGAGCAAAAGCATCTTTTGTTTGCTGATCTGGAGTAATTCCACCCGCATTGGGTGTTGGATTTTCTATATCGCGAGCAGCGGAGTAACCAGATACTGGAGCAACAACATTAGATGTATTAACTGTTGGCCCTGGATTTTCTACGGTACGTGCTGCTGAATAACCAGCAGCATTATTTGCCGATGCTTTAGCAATACCAGCAAGAGTTGATGTATCTACATAACCTCTATCAACAATACGATCGCTAGCCATTATCCTAATCCCCAAGTCTTAGCAATAGTATCTATAAAGTTGGAAGCAATGTTGTGTGCTTCTGGCGTTGTGCGCCAGATAGGGTTAGCCTGTAACGAAGTCTCAAAATCATTCTGATTGATAGGACCATTAGGGTGCGTAACCGCAGCCATGATGTCTTTGTTTTGAGTTGAGTCAGGTACAGTCACACCTAGTTTACGTGTGTAGATATTGGCATAAGTATCTGCAAGATCCTTAACAGTTCCACCAGCCTTGATGTGATCCGCAAGGGTAGGGTGCAATGTAATAGCCAACTGTTTGATGCGATCTTCTTGTCCAGCAAGATAGTTACTCTGCCCAAGTCCTTTGGCTAGTGAATCCATAGCCTGCTGGGTTGTCATTGGTACGCCATAATCACCAGCAAAAGCAATCAAACGATTAACGTCAGTTGCTAATTGTCCTGGTGTGCTGCTCTTTAGCAGCGCGTCAGCAGATGTACCCTTTAGGTAGTTGCGGCTGACGTTAGCAGCAACAAGATCGTAGTCTGTATTGGTAAGAGAAGAACCTACAGATGTACCATTAGTAGTTACTGTGCGAGTCTTAGACTCAAGCGCATGTACTTGATTGTAGAAGTCAACCTTTGCTGCATCATTTGCGCCAGTGCCAACTTGATCCATGAAGTACTTATTAATATAACGATCAGTGCCAGCACGATCCATAAAGTTTTGGCTAATGGTGGACTTGCCACCACCGCTGCCTTGATACATTGATCGGCTAGCAGCAAGAGTGCTAATAAATCCATTAACATCTCCAATGTTACCCTTGCCGCTTGTGGCTTGGTAATCACGAAGTGCCTTTGTGCTATATGCATTGATAGCACTTGAAAGGTTAGCATCAAATGTGCCGCTATAACCAGCAGCACGAAGTGCTGTGTCAAGTTTGGTAATACCACCAGCAGCCTTAATCATATCTGCCTTGGCTGTATTAATATCGCCTACTACTGTGGCTGCTTCGCCTGCTTTAGTAGGTGGAATAAGATACTGAGGTGTTGTGCTGCCTGTACCTACAACGTATTCACTGCCATCTTGTGCGGTATATACGGTGTAGTTAGTAAGTAGTGGATCTACATTGCCTACTTTGCTAGGATCAACAACGCCTTTAGCGTTAGGTGTTGTGCCTACTTTAGAAGTAGGAACCGTACCCTGTGAGGTTACAGTTTGAGATCCACTCTTTGGGTTGGTTGGGTTAATAAAGGTAGAACCTACTGCTAACTTACCAGTGACATCTAGTTTAACTGCGCCCTGTACTACGCCAGACTTTTCATATGCAGTCTTAATGGCATCAACAGTAGATTGATATGTTTTAGCAGCATATGCTAAGTCAGCCTTAGTCTGTTGATCCGCATTACCACGTGATACAAGGTTAGCCTTTGTTTTAAGATCATCATACTCAGCAGCAGCAATTTGTTCTAGGTGTTGAGCATATTGAAAACTACCCATCTGCTCATTAGTAACAGCAGCATTAAGTTTCTTTTGATCGATCTGTGGCTTCTTTGCAGGAGCCTGAGCAACCTGTGGTGTAAGCAACGGCATAACCTTGCCGTCTTTAATGTAACCTGCGTAGTTACCATCAGCATTATAAACAACGTTGACAAATCCAGAAGGCAAAGAACTGTCAAGACCAAAGATATTAATAACCTGCTCGCTCCATTGTCCTGGAGCAAGTAGTGCTTTAGTTCCTGCTTTTGCAGCAGCATCTGCTGCTTCCTTCTCTTTACCCGCTTGAATAGCCTGTGCAACAAGGGAGTTAGCGTCTAAGTTTTGAGCGTTATCAGCCATTTAGAATCCCTTCTGGAATGCTACGTAGGTATCGCGTGAGTAGAATGAAAGAATAGTTTTAAAGATTGCACGGTTTGCTTCAGCAAC